GGATCTTCAAAATCAAGAAAGATAAATTCTCCAGGTTCTTTATCACGAGAAAGATACATGAAATATGAACCATTTTCGTGTCGTAGAACTTCATTATCACTGATTTTTAGTAGCATGATATTTCTCCGGTTTGACATTTTAATAATATATCATGTCAAACCGGAGAAGTAAACTAAAGATTGTAGCGAGACATAATATATTTACGAACAAAACCTGAACGAACAATATCTTCTTCATTCATTTTGATAACTGACACATCATCAATTCGAGAAAGAAGCTCTATCATTTTCAATGCGCCACTTTCTTCTTTATATCTTTCAGATGTAAGATCATCCTGTCCCGTATCTCCAATAATAACCATTTTACAATTATCGCCAAAGCGAGTTACAACTGTATCAAGTTCTTGAAATGACATGTTTTGAAATTCATCTAATATGATAATGGTATTATCGAATGTGAGACCTCTCAAAAACGAAGTTGAATTAAACTCAATTATATTCTTTTGTCTTAAAACTCCCCACGCATCTCCACGACCATATAAATCATTCACGATTTTAATATATGGAGCTTCGTATTCGGCCATCTTTTCTTTTGTATTTCCTGGAAGAAATCCAATATTTCTAGAAGCAACAGCCGATCTTAAAATAAGAACTTTATTATATTTCTCTGGATCCACATCTAATTCAGTAAGAGCCATATAGATAGAAAGAAACGATTTACCAGTTCCTGGATAACCATGTATGACCACTACATCCTTTTCTTCAAAGGCATCCATGAATCTTTCTTGATTATCAGTCATAGGCTGAATGTCTTTAATGTTCATTCGGCCATTATTTCTGGTTTGTTGCGCATTTCCGATAACAATCTTTTTCTTTTTGTTCTTTTTACGTTGTGATCTTGTTAAATTTTCTTCTAACATATATGCTCCTTATGAATTTCACATGATTCATAATAAAGCCTTATACCTCTATTGTCGATCCAGGATTGCTTTTCTTGATCGCTTTTAATACGTCTTTAAATCCGTCTGCTGGTTTGAGTCCTCCTACTTTCGTTACTAAATTTGAATTTAAAATAGTTTGCTGAATATGTTCATTTGTCATGAGAAAAGTCTCAAGCTCTGACATCGACATAAATTCTGAAAATTCTTCACCTGTATTTGTATCTATAAATGAATATGTTGGCATTAATCCTCATTCTCGTATTTGTCATATTTCTGACGACGCTTGTTTTTAATGGCTAGGTCTTTTTTCTTTTTCTCTTCATACAATTCGTATTCATCATCATATTCGTCTTCTTCATTGAGATAATCTTTGAATTTCTTGTAACCCTTAGCCATTTTTTCCTCTATTATTTGAACAGTTCTGGTAGTGATTCTTTAACAAATTTTTCATCAAGACCTTTATAAGGCAACTTCTTATATTTTACAGCGAGAACAACTTCACTGTCATTCTTTGTTACGGTCTCTAATGCGTCAACAAAAAGTTTTTCTTTTTGAACTTTTGCAACATTGCTCCGCGGCACCAAGTTCCACAATTTTCTACGCGTAATGATATTATACAAAATACCATATTCATCGTGATTTGATGGGTTCCAAATAGATTGTGGAACTTCTCCTTCAGGAAGATCTAATTTAAAATCTTCATGATAGATAAGCTGAAGAATTTTTGGAAGGGCTCCATTGTTCTGACATGCCCATCTTAGAGTCGTTTTTCTTTCCTCTGTATCTTTAATTTTTGCTATCTCTCTAAGGATAACTGAAATTTCTTTTTTTCTCATGTTTAACATTTAAAATCTCCAATTTTTTCTAATAGATTTCCTAGGTTTTTACCTACAAAATATTTCATTATGTCGTGCTTTTTATTATTCTGTTCTAAAAATTCATCCATGATTTTTTCGACAACATCATTTGGAATTTTTCTTAAATCGATAAGTTTTTTGTTGCGATTATATTTTTCAATATGGTCTTTTTCAGTTATAAAATATGAAAGACCTAATTCGCTATTATACCATTCATCTAATTTTTTAGATGAGATTGGTTTTTGTCTTTTTCCTTGAACTAAGAAAGTATCATCATCGGAAAAAATGTTCGGCACACCATCTCCAGCATCACCTTTAATAACATGCTCAAATAGATATCTTTTGGGATCATCATGTTTTACCCATTTTTCATTGATAAAGTCATATTGAACCACATCCTTATGCATTTGCAACTGTACAAAGTCCTTATCTGATGACAGTATGAGTGATTGGCTAGGAGATGTAAGAACCATAGCTGCAATAATATCATCACCCTCAGCGCAATCCAGGTGAATAACTGGAAAGTTAAAATGATTCTTAAGATCATCTCTTACCTGATTCATATATTCAAAAAGTTTTGCCCAATCAAATGAGGATTCATCTTTATCTTTTTTACGTTTAGCTTTATAATATGGAAACATTTGTTTACGCCATGAATTACCACCGTCACAACAAATTACAAGTTTGCCATATTTAGTCTTATAATTTATGTTAACATTTCTAATTTTGTTTAATAATTCGTAACGAAAAATTTCATAGTCTACCTTAGAGTTCTTGGATAGAACAAAATAAAGAGACATTGCGCTTTGGCTATAATCTAATAAAATAATTGTATTCACTCCTCATCAAAATCAAATTCATATTGATCATCATCGTATTCTTCTTCAATCTCATCAACAAACATTTGTTCAACGACTTCTTGCATTGGATGAGAGAGACCATGATAACGATTCATGAAAGAATGTAGACATTCATAAATCATAACTAAGTCTCTCTCATCAGCCTTTATTGATTGTGTATTATATGCGAAATTATCAAGAGAGAATAGAAGCTGTTCGAATATGAATTCAAGTGCTTCATTATTATATTCCTCTTTAATTTCTTTTATCGATTTGAAATTATTAGAGCCTTTGAAAGTTCCTGGAAAATCTACTACATTGGACTTTTCTTTAGTGCTCATACAGATATCCTTTTTATTATTATTTATTGGTATTGCTCATTTAGCACTGAGCAATACCACATTTTCGTTGATCCTTTCAGGAATTTTAATGAATGCTGAATTAGTGATATCAAATATATTCTTCTGCTGAAGTTTTCCACCAGTGAGAATGATGTTAATAGCTTCCTTTGACTTGCGTCCAATTCGCTTCGAACGTGATGCTTCTTCATCAAAATTGGTGATTGAAGACCTATGAATTTCTAGCTTTTCGCCTTTCTTCGCTACGAAATGTGTGAGTGTGTGATATTTTGTATTGAACACATAAAGCTCGCTTGACTTGAGAATTCGAGACTTATCAATCGAGACAATCTGAAATTCATCATTCTTTTCTTCACATTTCATATGCTTTGTAATGTCCTCAACAGACTTTTTCTTTGCTGCTCGTGGCTTACGAGCTACGGCTTTATTGTCTGCATATCGTGCGACATCGCTGAGGATCGACAGAACATATTCATACATTTCCTTAATGTTCTTCTTCTTCAGATTAGAATATGACTCAGTGATGTCCTTGTCGGTCTTATTCAAGGCAGCTTCAAGTTCATCCTTTACACGAACATAATAGGCTTCGATTTGTGTGCAATAAATCTTTGGGACATCATTATCCGTGAGATATGTGTATGTGCTGAAATCATGTTCGAGATTATCGAATGCCTCTTCAAGATCGGCAATTGCAATGTCACCCTTTGTCTCCTTGAAGAGTGGGATAACCTGAGCTGTCGATTTCTGTTCTTCAACCGGTGGTTCCATCTTCATCAGATCGGCGATGTGATCATCCAAACGCTTCTTGAAAGTTTCTGGAATATCATTTTCGTTTGAAAGAAGACGAGCAAGCACTGCGATTGTGCGATTGATATGCTTCTCATCAAGTTTGTTGATGTGCTTAAGCTGCTTAGGCTCGAGAAATTCCTTGAACCAGGCAATCATGGTCTTGCTATCGGTCATATAATTATACCAATTAAAAACTTCGATCATCTGAATATTGGTTGTTTGAGCTGTAACAGTTGGCTCCTTACCCATTGCATTTGTATCCATGATACGCTGCTGAAGGCGGGACTTACGAGCTGGTTTCTTTTTGATTTTAATAAGAGAAGCGCGCTTAGCCATGAGAGTGTCTCCGTGTTTGTTTCGATAATGATACTATACACTATTTCTAGGATATGTAC